GTTTGATCAACATCGAATTATGTAGAAAACTTTTTCGGTTGTAAGCCGTATCGTTTTATTTAAGTTAATAGATAAGACTACGATAAAAAGGAGTCTTTTCTAGAAACCTCTGGATCAAACTGTGCGTATTCCGAAGTCTTAATTTCCTTTTACTTAGGTATATCTCAGATACACCATCGTTCAAGGGATTAGGATAAGAAAGAATATCTTTTATATCTCGGAGTGGGCCGTTAGCAAAGCTATCGGCTTCTTCGTCGATATAAGAGGTATTTATTCTCCGTATGATTTTTAGAAGCTCTTTCTTGTGAAAGATCTTATAAGCATCATAAAGGGGAGACTTTCTTAGTTTTCCTGACTCGACAAAACCACTAGGATTAAACATGGGATCTAATTCCATGACCTTTTGGTTTGTTCTCTGATTGGCCTCTTCAAGTAAGAAGCGGTCTAGGTCATTCAATAATTTTCTTATTGGAGGACCCTTCCTCCAAGGACTCCTTATCCCCGAAAGGGGAGGGATAATTGGGAGTACCTTAAAGTGCTCCAATGCGGGACAGGTCAGAAGAACATGAGCATCGAAATCATCTTTAAACTTACTGTTGTGGAACAGTTGTTCTAAGATGTTACGATACTCAGAGTCGGAATATCCACCTGGATCTGAGTGGTGGAATTTCTCGGAAAATACTCTTATAAATTCAAGGAAACCAATTAAGGTTCCTGTTGATTTTATAAGAATATCCGGAGGGATAGGTGAGATTTCACCGCCATTGATGAATAATCTTTTGGCGATCTCACCGAGGTTCTTAGTTTGGGTACTAAAGATAGTCTTCTCTTTTGAGAATTCCATCCCAAGACCATCTAAGACTTCCTCATATCTCTCCGTGCCATTCTTACTAGCAATTGCCATGTCATCACCAATCACTGCATAAAACCTTCCAGTTTTAGAGTAATTGATAATGGCGTGATTAGTTATTGCCATGGCAGCCCATGAGGATAACATCCCCATAGGTTGACCTACAGCATAACGAAGTTGTCCACCAGGATAACTGATATCTCTGTCAGTTAAAATGGTCTTCCAAAGAGTACTTAGACCCCCAGGAAGAAGGTTTTCCAACACCTTCTCTTGGAGATCTACAGGCATCCTATCTGTTGCGGCTTTTAAGTCGTAACAGTTAAGAGGTTCTGTTTTGGTAAACTTCC